ATGAAAGAGTTAAAAGAATAATTTTAGGTATTGCAGGTCACATGATGCATCAAAGAGATGAAATGGCTTTATCAATGATTGAATATGCTAAATTAAAATAATTAGATTATGGCACAGGAAGGAAGAGACGAGAACGGTAAGTTTATACATAAAAACCTATGGCACTTAATGAGGTCTAGGATAGGGCAACCTAAGAAGTTCCCAACTCCTGAAGAACTTGCATCAAAAGGACTTGAATACTTTGAGTGGGTAGCTGAAACTAAACAGAAAATAACATTCGCTGGACTTAAACTTTATGTAGGTATGAATAGAAGTGATTGGCATAATTATAAACAAAATTATCCCGATTACTTTGACACTATGAATCATATCGAATTATTATTAGAAGCTGAATGGGAAGGTAAATTAGGTTGGGCGGGTTCAACTCAGGGCGCAATCTTTTGGTTAAAGAATAAAGCGGGTTGGAAGGATGAGATTACTCAGAATCAAAACCAAACAGTTACTACGGTTCAACCGACAATTATCGGCGATAGTCCTAAGTTAGCTAATGATGAAAAACAAATAGATGTTTAAATGCTCAACCGTATATTTAGCAAATTGGGAAGCAACCGAAGACACCGTAGTAAATCAAGGCGGTACATCGAGCGGAAAAACCTATTCGATTATACAGGTTTTGTTTTCCATTGCAATATCTGAGAAGGCTACCATTACCGTAGTAGGTCAGGATATACCTAACTTAAAAGTGGGTGCTTTGAGAGATGCCTTAGAAATATACGAGAACTCACCCGAATTGAAAGGCTTAGTTACTTCATATAATAAGACAGACCGTATATTCGAGTTTACTTCAGGTTCGATAATGGAGTTTAAATCTTATGGCAATCCTCAGGATGCAAAGAGTGGTAAGCGTGACTATTGTTTCTTAAACGAGGCAAACGGTATTCCTTTCGATATTTATACCGAGTTGGCATTAAGAACTCGTAAAAGAGTATTCCTAGACTATAACCCAAATAACGAATTTTGGGTGCATCAAAAGGTAATAGGCAGACCGAATACTAAACTAATAATATCAGACCATAGGCATAACCCATTCCTATCTGAGAAGGTAAGGGAGAAAATAGAAGGGTTAAAAGAGATTGACCTAGACCTTTGGAAAGTTTACGCTAGGGGAATGACTGGTAAAATTGAGGGATTGATATTCCGTAACTGGCAATATTGTGACGAGATACCAAAGGATGCTAAGTTAGTGGCTTTCGGTTTAGACTTTGGATTTACTAATGATCCAACGGCTATACTTTCAGTTTATAAACAGGATGGGGAACTTTGGATTAATGAGGAGGTGTATTCAAGTGGGTTAACTAATCCTGATATTTATAACCTAATTAAAGACGTGGTTAAAAATAATGAGGTAATAGGGGATAGTGCAGAGCCTAAGTCAATAGAAGAGTTGAGAAGGTTAGGACTTGCAATATACGGAGCAAAGAAAGGCAACGATAGTATTCGTACGTCTATCGATATTCTAAAACGATTTAGATTAAATGTAACGAGGTCATCGACCAACTTAGCAAAAGAGTTAAACTCGTATAAATGGAAAACAGACAAGCATACAGGCACATCTATTAACGAGCCTATTGATTTTCTTAATCATGGCATTGATGCGCTTCGTTATGTAGCATTAAACAAATTAAATAGTAATGGAGATTTTGACTACTCATTTAGATTATAATTCTAACGATGCCTTTAAAGACGAGTTATCTGTTTGGACTAAAAAAGAAACTATGAAAAAAATAATAATACCTGAATCGTGGAGTGAAGTAACAATATCACAATTACGTGAGATACTTCAGTTAGATACAACCAACAAAATGAAGTACGCTATCGATGTGGCTTCAATACTTTCAGATACTGACCCTGAAACGATACGAGGGTTAAGTGCTACCTATCTCAATGAAGTAAACAAGTCCTTAGAGTTTATTAATGATTTGCCTAAGTTGGGTTACTCAAACAATTTTACTATTGATGGTCAACTATACGCTATTAATGATTTTAAATACTTTACGCTTGGTCAATGGATAGATATTGAGATGCTAGGTAAGGATTGGAAATCTAATTTGCATAAAATATTAGCGGTTATTTACCTACCGGCAACGGAAGTAAAAGGTAAGCTAGTTATTGACAAGTACGATGGAAAAATTGACGAGAGGGCGGAGGTAATGGATAAGATGAAAGTTTCAGATGTTTATTCAGCATCGGTTTTTTTTTCGAATTTCGGGCAGGAACTTACCGTAGGTTTTTCCCTGAAAGCTATGAACAAGGAGATAAAGGAACTGAGGAAGAACTTACCGTTGAGGAAAAGGATAATGAGCAATGGAGTTGGTATAAAGTCTTGGATAGGCTCTCAGGTGAATCGTTTATCGATATGGAGAAGGTGGCGGAGAAAAACGCTTTAGCCTGTTTTCAACATTTAATATACTTAAAATATAAAGATGCGCTCAAGGACAGACAGATTAAAGCCGCTCAAAGATTATCTTGAAAAAGAAGGTAAGGCATCCGTTAAGGAAATGCGAGGTTGGTTATCTAGTTGGTCGATTGATGGCGGTAAGTTAGCGAAGTCTATAAAAAGTAAAGTCATTAAAAAGAATAATTTTTTCGAGATTAGTTATGAGTTAGAGGATTATTATGATTACGTGGATAGTGGGGTAAATGGTAAGAAGCAAAGTGCCAATGCTAAAAAAAATAAGTTTGGTAAATTTTACAAGTTTAGAAATGAGAATCCTTCGAGTAAACACGTTAAGGCTATTGAGAAGTGGGGTAGGAATAAAGGAATACCTAAGGATGCATCCTATCCAATAGCTAAGAGTATAAAGAAAAAAGGATTGCAACCTAAGTCTTTTTATAACATAACATTGAAAAGAAGGCGTAGCAATATGGAGAAGCAAATAGAAAAAGTAATTTTTGATATATTAAATAAATGAGTGTAACAGTAGAGAGACAACCTGAGGATTTTCAACCAGTATTCAACCAAAATAGGTGGATTGTTGAAAGTAATAATATAGCGCAAACTAATTTTGAATACATCTGTGATGTGTACGTTAATGGCGGTGTTAGTTACATTGCTAGGTTAAAAAGATTTCCTGATTCAGATGGTTACGGTGATTTCGACCTTTCGAGAGTGTTAGCCGATTACGTTTCTGTTACTTTAGCAGATTCGGGTGATAATGGGTTTAACTTACATCGTAGCCATTACGTTAATTATGTATTGAAGTTTGGAGAGATTTATGGAGGTACTACTTACACTAATTTAACTGTTACATCTACTCAGGTAGCGTTAATGATGGCGTTATCGTTTAATCAATTTTACGATTATGACTATGAGCAATACGCTTCGGGTGTTGGTTCACCAAGTGTAGATATAAAGTTTTTAACTAATTCGCCTCGTACATTAAAAGCAAGGAGAAATGGTTATGCTGAATTACATTTTTTAAATGCGACAAGTTTAAACTCGGATTACTTAAAGATTAATACTTATTTGCCTAATGGCTCTTTGATTGATACCTATACAATAGATAATCCTTATACGAATGTTACAAGTCAAAATAAATGGGTAAGTGTTGGCGTTGGAATTTACAATTTGAATACTGCTACGTTAAGTAGTGGAGTGCAATTAGTGGTAGATGACGATGCAGGTAGTTATGATGTGGCACTATATGATTCTAGTAATAATAGAACGTCTGAGATATTTACATTTAATATTGATGAAACTTGTAATAGATACGAAGGTAAGCATATTAAATTCTTAAATAGATTAGGTGGCTTTGACACTTTCTTTTTTAGTTCAAATGAGAATGTATTTATCGATGTGAATAGTAGAGAGCAATATACTAAGTTAGCGGGTACGGTTTCAGGTTCTCCTGTAACTTGGGGTTATAATTTATCTGATAGAGGCCAAACAGTTATAGCGGTAGATTCACAGGAGAGAACGATATTAAAATCAGGAGCGTTAACCGATGCTGAGTATGTTTGGTTGCGTGAGTTAATTACTTCACCTGAAGTTTATGCCGTAGAAACTTATAACGGTACGATATACGATAGACCGATAGTTATTACTACTTCATCTTATGAAGAGGTTTATAAGCGCAATAAAAAGATGAGTCAACTTACACTTGAATATAAATACTCTCACAAAGAAAATATTCAAATGCTATGACAGAAGTAATAATTTACGATAACGATAATACCGTTTGGAAATTAGATGTAACGGCTGACGTTAGTATTCCATTACAATTCGGAATAGCTGACGTTAGAGAGCCACAAAATGCTAAAGGTACTTGGAGTAAGACTGCTACATTTAAAGGTACTGCAAACAACAATAAAGCGTTCAAACACGTTTACGAGATTAGTGGCGATAGTTTATTCAATGTAAACAAAAAGGTACGTTGTGTAATTATTCAAGATGGTGTTAATGATTTCGTAGGGTACGTTCGTTTGTTAAATATCAAAAGAAAAAACAACGGTAGCAATGACTATAACCGTATTCAATATGAGTTATCTTTTTTCGGAGAAACTGCTGATTTATTTAAAAACATTACAGGTGACTATTTGCACGATTTAGATTTTAGCGAATGGGATCACGATTACACTTATACCAATGTTAGCAATTCTGCAATAGGTAACACAGTATTAAATGGCATAGCAGGACAAAATAGTATAACGCTAGGCTCTACATTAACGATAAATTCGTTTGCATATAATTCAGGATATTTACAAGTAGTATTTTCAGGAGCGCACTCTTTATCGGTGGATGACGAGTTATATGTTATTAAAACTAGCAATACTAATAACTCACATTATAACGGTTTCTTTTTCGTTAAGTCGGTAGATAGTTCCACTACTGTTACTTTATGGATGGTTTACGGTGAAAATGTAGGTGCTGAAACAGGAACGGCAAAAAAGGTTACTAGGCTAGGCGTTGGTTATGTTTATCCTATGATAGATTACGGTTTAAATACTGGCTCGTCTTGGGATATTAAACATACCTTTCCTGCTATCTATGTAAAGAATTACATTGATAAGATTTTTGAAAACTCTGGATATACTTATGATTCTGCTTTTTTCGATTCACAATATTTTAAAAGTTTAATCATACCATTTAATAAGGACACATTTGAAATATCACAGGCAGAAGTATTAGAGAGAGAATTTAAGGCAACTTATTCAAGTAATGCAACTCTAGTTACTGATTCGTCAACTGGTATATTTTACAATTTTGGATTTGATGAAGCAATAGAACCTGACAACGATTCTACCAATGGTAATAATGATGATTATAGTAATTACTATGTACCTACAGGCGAATATACTGCTCCTGTAAGTGGTAATTATAATTTTAATTGGAATGTAATTAAGTCAGTTATTTTAGACGGTATTCCTGCTGGATATAGTAGAATAATTGATAATGATTTTATGACCGTAGTAATTAGGGTGAATAGCATTAATACATTTGCTCAATCTTACTTCGGTGCGTTTTTAAATACAAGTCCTTTGCAAGGTACTTCGTCAAGTATTTTTTTAAATGCAGGAGATGTAGTAGATTTTAGATTAACAGGCGTTTTAAAGTATAGATTAAAGGATTCTAGTAATAATTATTATACTACTTCGCAAACGGTAAAATTACAAATATTACAAGGTACTTTTTTGCAATGTAAAATATTAAATACATTGTTAAGTGAGGGGGCAAATATCGAAATAAACAATGCGATACCTAAAGATATTTTGCAGAGTGATTTCTTAGCTTCTATTATAAAAACATTCAAATTATTTGTCGAGCCTGACGGTGATGACAGTAAAAAATTAGTTATCGAACCTAGAGATACTTTTTATAGTTCAAGCGTACTAGATTGGACAAGTAAATTAGATATTAGTAGAGATATTGATATTACACCGATGGGTGAGTTAAATTCGAAAAGATATATACTTAAATATAAATCGGACAAGGATGCTTTTAATCAGAATCACGAACAGTATTATGCGAGGGTTTACGGAACTAAGATTGTGGATATTGATAATGATTTCTTATCGGGGGAAACAATTATAGAGCCTATATTCTCTGCTTCACCACTAGTAGATTATCCAGTAGGTACAGATAGAGTAATTACGTCAATAGTTAAAGAAGGCGTAATAACTCAAAATAGAATAGCAAGTAATATTAGATTATTATTTTACTCTTTGCGAGGTACTAAGTTTCCTTATACTATTACGGTAGGCAATTCATTTAGCACTACTGCTTACACCTACGCTTATGCAGGACACTTAGATAATGTTTGGATGCCTATTCACGATTTGAATTTCGGTTATCCTGACGCTACTTATTATAATTATGGAGCGTGGACTAATAATAATTTATATAATAGATTTCACGCAAGATATTTGGATGAGATTACTGATAAAAATAGCAAACTAGTTAAAGCCTATTTGCACATTAAACCTATGGATATTCTCAATTTGGATTTCGCTAAATTGATTAGAATAGACAAGCATTTATTGAGGCTGAATAAAATAATGGATTACGATATTAACTCAACAGGATTGACGTTGTGTGAATTTATTTTAGCTAAAGATTTTGCAGGATTCACTAAAACAACCTTACAAGTTGCATACGGTGTAGATGCTACATTAGGAGGCGAAATAATACCTAGACCTTTACGCAATGGTTTTGGATTAGGTAATTCTGAAAATCCTACTAGGCAAATGGATGGGGTAAATAATTTTTACGGCGGTAATAATACCGGTATAAAGGTTTCAGGCGATAATAATATTATAGGTTTTGGTGCAAGGAATATTACTATCAATGGAGATAACAATTCTGTTAATGGAGATTTTGAGAATGTAGTTATTTTTGGCAATAACACAACGGTAACGAGAAGCAATACTACTTATATGAATGGAGTGGCTATTGATGGCGAAGGCTCTATTGAGTATGTCAATGCTAATTTCAAGGCGGGATATGGCACAGGCAATTTAATTCTAGTCGATGCTACTAATGGCGATATTACAATTACTTTAGATAATTGCGCTGACCTTATAGGTATTCCGATAACGATTAAAAAAATAGATTCAAGCACAAATACAGTAACGGTCAATCCTGCAAGTTCAGAAACTATTGATAGTGTATTAACATATACAATAAGGGTGCAATATGATATATGTACTATTGTGAGTGATGGCGTAAATTGGAATTTAAT